CGCAAAATCGAGGTGCCAGCCATTGGTCCCGTACGATCCCGAGAACGCCTTGGGTATCAGCTGGCCGGTGGTGGCGTCGGTGGTGGTGAATGACGATGGGTCGAGCGCTTGGCCGTCGATGAAGTAAACGTCGGCCTGGTAAGCATCGCTATATCTATATTTTGTGTCGGTATATGTTCCAATCAAATGCGCAACATTATTATTTAATACAAGATCTGTATTTTGGTTGGGATAAGTGGCAGTAGTGAAAGACGTGAGCTGCGTACCATTCACATATATTTTTACTCGATTACCAGCCGTGCTCTGCGTGGTGTCTACTGCAAGGACGACGTGATACCACGAAGATGGATCCCTGAAGACTGCTGTTGAGATTAGGCGTGTTGTATAAGCGCCACTCTGGTAGTCAAAAAAGTTTAATTCATTTAATCCAGCAGTATTTCCGTTATCGGAAAAACTAAATGAAGAAACGGTGTTACTATCTGGTCCGGCGCTAATTGCGTAGCAATACCCTGTAATTTTGGTAAGTTTTACCCAGCAAGCAAAAGTAAAAGTTTTGCGGTTGCCAGCAGATGCTGGAGTGCGACTGAGATATGCAGAATCCGGGGCATTGAAGCGGAGGGATCTACTCACCCCACCGGATGGAGCAGCAACCGTGCGAAGCAGAAGAGGATTAGCGGAACCGGGAACCAGCATCAGCTCAGGTTGGTGATCAGGGTGGCGGTGATACGGGTGCTGCTTTGCACGGCATACACCAAGCAATCCACAGCAGCAGCCGTGGTCGTAAGCGTTGGCGCGGTGCCGCCTGTGAAGTCCCAGTAGCTGCCATAAGCGAGCGTCCTGCTGCCGGTGCCATCCTGCGTGATCCAGATGCAACCGCTTGCACCAGCAGTCAGGTTAGTGGGATTGGCAAGTGTTCTTGATCCACCGAGAGTCACACTAAAGTTGTTGGCTACGCTGAAATCTGGGGTAATTGTTGTCCCATCCGTTAATGCCGTAATCGTGCCGCGTTGTTGTGCGGTAAAAGTTTGAGCAGTGGCAAGTGCTGCAAAACCAGAAATCGAGGCACCAGCAGGAATGGTGACGGTGCCGGTAAATGTGGGGCTAGCTAGTGGTGCGTAGGTGCTAGAGGCTGACGAGGTTGTCAGATACCCTGGAACGACTGGTGTACCAGTAAATGTGGGACTAGCTAATGTGGCCAGGCCAAGGTTTACTGCTGTTACATCACCAACTGTGATCCAGCCGCTGTTGGCGCCGTTGCGCAGTTTTAGGAGTGCTGGTGATACACCTGTATCCACCCACGGCATGTAGGCGTAGGTGGTTGTGGGTGCTGTTGATCCGCTGTTGTTGCTGACGATCGCAGCCAGGATGCTGTTCAATTCGGAGCGAAAATTCGCGCCAGATTGGTTGGCTAGGTTGTAGTCGGTGGCTTGGCTCATACGATTTGCCTACCGTGACCAACGGCTTGGTAGTCGAAGACTTTGCTTACTATGCTACCTCCACTGTTCCTGAATGTGACATTAAATCCTGTGCGTGATGCGCTAGAAATCGTGAAATAACCACCAGTGCCCAAGTCCTGAGCTGTGATACCGATGCTAGGGACGTCGTAAAACGCTGTTGGGAACGTCACGCTGTAGGTACTAGCACCACTGGTGAGGTTGCGGCCTAGTTCAGTTCGACGCTCAAATTGAGTAATAACGCCGAGCTGTTCCACGACCAGGTTTTGGTTTGAGTTGCTGGTGGTTACTTCCATCTTGAATTGAAAGCCACGACCACGAGTGGTGCTGTTGACAAAGGGTTGCCAGGCTCCCCATGTGGGTGATCCGCTGGTGCTATCTGGTGTTGTACGCACAAATAGGCTGGTGTTGGCAGCACCTAGATCATCACCATCTATGTCGTCCCACTCGTCTACATCGGCTAGACGGTCATCAATGAAATTACCGGGCTCAAAAGCGCGTGTTTTAAGGACAGCGCGAAGATCAATATCGTAAACAGCTCCAAGATCTAGGAAGTTGTAATACTGATAACTACCTTGGCTAACTGAACCGCCGATGTAGTCAATAAAGCCGAGTGCGTCCCAGTTACCATCTGTGGCCATATCATCAATTAACCCAGATGCAGTAAGAACTAGACCGCCTTCATCGGAGTTATAGGCCATGTCTGTGGGTGTTCCACGGAAAGGTGGACTACCTGTTTCTTCGTGGTATTCCTGAATTAAAAGAGCATCCTGAGGTGCTGGCAGGCTAACCACGACACTGGCTGTATCAGCAGATTCGTTGCCAAGTGAATCGACTGCTCTAATAAAGTACGTACCAGCCAAAAGCGGCACAATTTTTCTAGTGGCTGCTCCAGGTACAGCTGGAACAATGTCATTAGATTGGCCCCAGCTGGCAGTTGCGTCTGTTAGTGGGCAGTGACGAATGCGAATTTCGCCGCCAATGCGTACGTCAATATCTACAGCCTGGGGCCAATACAGCTCAGCATTTTTGTCGTCGATAGGCGCAATAAAAAGATCTGGAATTGTTTCTGGAGGTGCTGTCTTGCCGATGGCATTAAATATTAATTGCGCTGGTCCTGAACGTTTGCCGCCAGCGTTGATGGCTCTAACTTCGATGACATACAGACCGACGTCACTATTGGAAATTTCGCTATCAGGAGCACGGGTGGTAGTCGTAACAAAGTTTCCATTGTTAGCGCTGTAACTTAATTCGTATTGATTGGCACGTGTTGATGCCTGCCAGTTGACAATAATTTTAGACAGTACCTTACCGCTGCTTTCGTATAGAACTTCTGTAGCTTTAAGACTTGTAGGAGGTGCTGGAGGCTCGTTTAGATCGCTGACATCACGAAACTGAAGTGGTACATCACGCTCGATGTAATCATATTTTGTTGTGTTATGTGAAAGTGCTGATATGGCATAACTTCCATCATCATTTTCTTTTACTCCAAGTACGCGCCACAAAGAAAGACTTACATTGGAATCACCTAAGGAAAAAGGTGCTCCGGCAACCGGGGCAAGTCGTAATGGTGTTCCAGGAGTGACTATAGTACCGCTAATTGTTGAGTTTGCTGCAATTGCAATTGTTCCATCGGGAAGCATCACATTCAAAGTAAATGATGTTGAAATGTCAGTGATGGCGCGATCAATGTTTACTCTGGTTATGGTTGAGCCAGACGAACACCGACCAGATCGCATTACACCAGCGCGAGCTGGATCTCCGATCTTGATTAGATCACCAGGACGAATGGTGACACCAGCCGCAATATCTGTTGTAAAAGTACAGGTTTCGGTTTCATTTTGTTCTGAGTACAGCAGCCATTCGCCAAGTCGTCTAGCTTGACCTCTACTGGTGCAACCGTAGGCTTCGATTTCAGTTTTAACTACACCAAACTTGTCGATGCCATTTTTATCTTCAACTACTTCATAGGCTTTGTCGCGAGCGTCTAAGTCCATATAGGACACGACTGCGACTGTGTGTCTTGTTTTTAAGCTGCTGCCGCTGTAATTAAAGCCAGCGTCTGTAACGTTTGATTGGTTGAATACATATGCAAAGTCTGCTGGGGCATCCTGCGACAGACTGATGCTGCCTGTTGACCAGTACGGCATGACCCGCATGGTCGAGGCAAGATTGCTAATGAGCTTGAACGCTTCGTCTTGTGATTGGATATTGACGTTGCAAGAGAATCTAGGCTCTTGACCTCCAAATCCATCAGGCACCAGTGCTGATGAATACTGACTGCAAGAATAAAAAGTCCACCGATCCAGCTGACTGGCTTTTATATGATCGCCAAATCCGTAACGCTTTGATGTAAGTAAATCCCAGAGGATCCAGGCGGGATCAGATGTCCATTGTGCAGCTTGGAATGTCCCATTCCAAACGCCGCTATAAATTAGGCGACCGTTACCTTGATCGACAGTGGCGTTGCTGGGGATGGCAACCTTGATGCCGCGAATCCTGTAGGTGCGACTTGGGATTGAAGTAAATTGTTCAGCATCAATCTTGAGGCCAAATAACGCTGAATTTGGATAGGTTGTTTTTGCGTTAATTTTTTCGGTGTAACTTGCCCAGTAAATTTCGTCTTTTTCAGTTTGCTTATCGGTATTGGGCGGCGGAGCATCTTTCTTTGTGCGCACCACGCGAATGTCTACGGGTGCTGGCTGGGTTAGCGTGATTAAATGTCCTTTTTGGTATAGATCGGTTGTTCGACCGCGAATTGTATTGTCTACAACCGTTGTAAATGGTCCTCCAGCGTATGAAGTTTGAATTTGGTAAGATACAAATAATCCGTCAATATTGCCGTTGCTTTGGTAAACGGCCAAGGTAGGAATAGAAATAAGCACACGAACGGATGTTACGTCGGTGTCTGTAATGGAACGTGTTACTGGAGTTGAGTAGGTTACTTTTACACCAACTGGAAAATCTTGTTGGTTGGCATCTCCAATGATGTCTGTATATGATTGGCTTTGAGTGCCTTTACGTGCTGCAAATGCTGAGTTGGATAAATTAAAGTTGTAGTCTGAACTTTGGATGTTGCCTATTTGCGCTTCTTTGCGTAAAACAGGTGTGTTGTTAAAGTACACATCTTTTAGCAGTGCTGTATTGTAATCATCAGTTCCCCAGGTATAACTACGCGCTGATGGGAAGCCTTCTATCTCACCCTCGCTAAGCAGATCTAAAATTCTGACTACCTGTCTGGAATTAAGGTCTGTCATTTAGATATCCTCCGTGTTAATGCCAGCGGAGATAACTACAGAACCAACCAAGCATTCTCCGTAAACAATTGGAACTGGAACACCTTGACGTGATACGTTTTGAATTCCGCTGAAAGAATAACTTTTACTAGGGTCTGTTTGATCTCCAGCTGTTTTTGGTACTGGGCTAAGAAGTTGGGCAGCTCCACCA